TTCGTCGGCCAGATGGTTGAGGGAGGGCATCGGGTTGCCGTTGCGTGTCTCGAAGCGGACGGTGCGGCGGGACAGGTCCGCAGTGATCAGGACGCGGAGGCCGTCGACCTTGGGCTCGCAGACATAGGACGCAGGCGTATCGCCAGCATACAAGCGGGCCAGCATAGGCCCACGGCGAACCTTGGGCGAACGGCGCTTAGGCTGACGCGGTACCGCATCCTCGAAGATGGCGAAGAACGCGGCAAGTACTGGGTCCTGTTGGCAGAGCATCGGTGGAACTCCTGAAGCAAAAGCCCAGCCCCCTATCTCGTCAAGCCCCTTTCCCTACCAAAGCGGGCAAAGGTACAATGGGCACGAAGAGCATCCGCCACATCGTAGAGGCCACCTTGGCCACCTACCTATCCACCCAGACCGGGCTGACCACCGTGGCCTTCCTGACGGGTGACAGCGCCGCGACCCAGACCCTGCCCAAGGCCGTGGTCCTGTGCGAGTCCGCCCGGAGCCCTGCCGACCTCCCCGAAGGCGCGGGCAACTTCAGCTGCTCGGTCCGCATCACCCTGTTTTCGAACGCTGACGACACGACCCTCGCCGATCACCGTGCCCGCTGCGCCGCCCTGTCCGGCAATATGCGCGACCTGACCTCCATCAAGGCGGCCTTCGTCACCTCGACCGACGCGGCCTGTTACGACGTCACCGTGGTCTCCGAAGACGAGGGCATCGACGAACGCTCCTGGGCGACCTCCTTCGCCTTCGACGTGCTGGTGGTCCTGCCTGCCTAAGCCAATTCCAAAGCCTGCAATTACAAATGGCCGCCATCTCAAACGGAACCACCTGCATCTACGGAGTCGCGGGCACTGTCGCAAACCTCTTCGTGCAGAGCTACAGCCTCTCGTCCTCCTTCAACGCTGACGTCACCGTGGTTGACGAGACGGGCATCACCAAGACCCACCGCTTGGATGACCGCAAGAGCGAGATTACCATCGAAGGCATCGCCAAAACGACCTCGATGCCCGTCCTAGGCGCCGCTCTTTCCTTCACGGTCAACACTCTTTCGGCCTACCCGGCTGGCTCGGCCTCCGCGTCGTTTGTCGGGACCATCACCAAGATTGACGACAAGGGCTCGAACAAGGGCTTTACCGCCGTCACGATCACGGCGATTGATTACGAAGGCATCACGCCTGCGTAATTGACACCCCCGAAAGGGGGGCAGTCTAGAGGACAGTGGACCGTCGCTTCCTCAACGCCTACGTCGACCCGGCTCCCTTCAAGGTTCTGGGTCGAACTCTTTACCCCTGGTGCCTCAAGTACAGGGTGCGCCTGATGGCCTTCGACTCGCCCCTAGTGACCGGCTCCCGCGGCATCACCCCCGCCGACCTTATCTTCGCCTGCCAAGTGTGCGCCGAAGAGCAGCTGGGCGACATAGGCTGGGTGGACAAGCTGCGCATCCTAAGCCTTCAGCGTAACCCCGCAAAGTTCGAGCGCCTGCTGGAAGCCTTCGCCGGCTACATCCTCGTCGCCGACTGGCCCAAGTTCTGGGAGCAGACCAAGACTAAGTCAGGGGGCGGGGACAAGGGCGTGCCTTGGCCGCTGTCCATCGTGGCTAACCTGATTGCGTCGGGCATCCCCGAACAGCGGGCTTGGGAAATGCCAGAGTGCCAGGCCATCTGGCTCAACTCCGCCCTGGCTATCCGCAAAGGTGCGGACGTGGCGATCATGTCGCCCGAGGAGGAAGCCTTCATGGCCGAAGAGGAAGCCAAGGAGGCCGCCGCGTCTGCTTCCAATCCTGCAAAGGAAAGCACCCCCTGACATGGCCCAAGACCTGACAGTAAACATTAAGACGACCTCCGACGTCCCCCAGGCGATGGATAAGGCCAAGTCGGCGACCGTGTCCTTCTCCAAGCAGGTCGAGGACATTCAGAAGAAGTTCAGCACGGCGTTCAAGGACATCTTCCTCGGCTTCACCGCCCCGATGATCCTTCTACAGGGTGCGATTTCCTACATCACTGGTGCAATCGAAAAGGCTAAGCAGGACGCCAAGGACGGACTAGACCTTATCGCCAGGGGTGAAAGCAAGTTCGCCACAAGCGAAGAACAGAAGGCCGCTTCATTCTTCAAGCGTCGCGCCGAACTAAAAGAAGAGCAGCGGCTCGCCGAAGAGGGCCGTGCCGAGATTACCAAGCAAGTCCTGACCAGCACGGAGTTCAAGGACTTCGTCTTGCCCGATCAGTTTAAGCGCCGTCTGGCGGCCGGAGAAAGCATCTCCAGCATCTCTCGGGACAAAGGACTACAGCAGGACGCCCTAGATTTTTACAAGAACACGGCGGAAGGCCGCAAACTTACCGAAGGCATCGACATGGGTAAGACCCCTACCAAGACCCCCGATTTCAAAGGCCCAGAAGGCTTCGGCAACGTGATTGGCGTCGGCGCAAACCCGGTCATCGAGGCCATGACCGCCCAGCTCGAAGAGCAGCGCAAGCAAACCGGGCTTCTCCAGAACCTAGTCGACCGTAATCCTTTTGTTTCTCCCGACTTCACCAAGGGCACCCAATCTAAATAATTTATGGCACGCGTCGACACTGGCAACAACCTCACCACCGTACTCCAACAGCCTGGAGCAAAGTTCCAAGAGGACGGCTACGGCCTCGCCACGGGTACCATCGTCTTCAAGGCCGCAATCACCGCCTCCGTCGGAAGCACCATCAACCGTGGGTCCGCCTGCCCGCAGGGGGCATACTCTTATTGCAAGGCGCACAAGTACGCCGTTTCTTTCGAGACGCTTAACATTGCCACCTACTCCGTGGACTATGTAGGCATCGTCCCTAGCTTTGGCACGTCCACCGACCCGCAGATCACCGGCTCTCAGGGCCTCACCTCGGAAAGCATCACTACTCACCCGAACTTTTTCGAGACCGCTAGCGCCCTTGGCTTCTCGGGCTCGCCGATTGCCGGCGTAGGAACTGGTTCGCTGGCGACCCCTGCTTATACCGCGGTCACTCTTCCGAACGGCACGAAAGAATACCAGGGCAACAACGGAGCCACCTTTGAGGCCGTGACTGGGCGCAAGTTCCTAGGCTTCAAGAAATCTGAGTTCAAAGATTTCTACGGTAAGACCAACTACCTTGCCCCGCAGTGCTCACTGTCTGGAGTGTTCTACACAAGCAGCTCGGCCTTGGTCATTAACTTGCGGAACGCCGTTGGGAAGACCTCAGGAAACGGCTCCTTCGCGTCAAAGGACCTAGTGCCGACCTACATGGGTTCGGCGTTTACGATCGGAGGCAAGAACCAGTTGCTCCTTGCTCAGGTTTCCTTCGAGGACTTCGGCCTGCTCTACAAGGTGCAGTACGAGCTGCGCTTTAACCGCGAGGGCTACGTCGCCAGCGTCTACGCCGCCGCCTGATGAAACTGCAACCCGGAGTCGGCTATAACTTCGACTCGTCGTCGAGTGGCTTTACCCTAGACACATCTGACCCGTTCCCTAGCGCTGACGGTCAGGCCAACAACCACCCCTTCAAGGTCATCAACGTCACCTACGACGTGCCCGGCACGGCTTGGCTTTATCAGGTCGTCCCTGGCACGCTCAACAACGTGGTCGCCCAGATCGAGGAGGACAGCGTATGGGTCGTCCTAGACCGAACGACCTCTGGCGTTCCTGACTGGCCCGTCTCCGTGATGACGCCCTTCGACTCTACGACCAAGAAGTGCTATATCTACCTCCGGGCTGGCAAGGACGCCACGACAAACGACTTCCCGAGCAATGATGATACCTCGTCGAACTACCCACGGATCATCAACTCCGACGTCGAACTGGCCGACACCGACACTTACGGCTATGTGCTTCTGGCTGTCGCTACAGAGGCCACAGGGCCTAGCATCTCGGTGGTCCAATATGTCAGCGGATCCCTCTGGGGTGACCGCATCAAACTAGGAACCGACACGGCGCAGTATTACTACGCCCGCATCTGATGGGCTTCGTCATCGGAGACAACGTGGTCGGCGTCAATACTTGGGCCAAGCTCCGCGGCGCCGTCATTCAAAACAGCCCTCCCTCAAGGTATGGCGGTAACGAGGTCTACCCAGACACCGGCATTGCGTTTAAAAGCGAGGAGGGGAAAGGTCTGATTAAGCGCGGATTTACATCGGCATTCCTTATCGCCGACCTGACCATGCGGATTGATGACACGGACTTCTATCTGGCGGGCATCAATTTTGACGACAGGTATGAGTCTGTGCTTATCGGAGAGGACGTGATAAATGACTCGGCAGAAGCCTACGCCATCGTCAACGACGCCTTCGACCCCCCGGACTATCAGACCCTGACTCCGAGCCCTTCGACGTACACGATCGTGGACATCGGGCTGTTTGTTCCGATTACCTGACCCCCCCCTTCCAATCGGGGCAAGGTTAAGACCCGATGAGCTGCAACACCGTCACCTTTAAACGCGGATCGTCCTTCTCGGCCTCCATGGTGTGGAACCCTGAGCCGGGCGGCATCGCGAACCTCGTCGGCGTCACGGTCACCTCGAGCATCATCGACGCGCAGCAGAACGAGTACGACCTCACCGCGACGGTGGCCCCTGGCGGCCTTTCCGTGGCCTTCGTTTACCCGGGCTCGACCGCTGACTGGGCCATCGGCACGGCCAAGTGGGACATCAAGTTCCTGAACGGCGGCACGGTCTTCTACTCCGAGACGATGCGCATCGACCTCATCGGTCAGGTCACCGCCTAATTTCATGTCCCTTACGATCACTATCCCTGGAGCGGTCGACGTCACCACTGGGTCGATGGCCCCTGCTGTCCTGACCATCGGCGTCGGCGTGCCCGGAGCCCAAGGCCCGCAGGGTCCGGCTGGCCCTGGCGTCCCTGCTGGCGGCACGGCTGGTCAGTATCTCCAGAAGACCACCACGGGCGTCGACTACGCGACCGACTGGGTGACGCTCAACCTTTCGGCGTACCTGACTACCAGCGCCGCCGCGTCAACCTACTACCTCCAGACCAACCCGGCTGGCTACATCACCAGCGCTGCGCTAAGTGGGTAC